CTAATCGGTGCCTTCCCAGTTTTCGTTGATGTTCTCATTTTCCTCTTCATCTATGATTTCAGTGATTTTCTCAACGATCACTTCTTCCTTTGCGTGTAGTTTCTCCAGCTTGTCAAGCTGTGCCTTTATTTTTTGTAGTGGTGTCTTTGCCATAATTACCTCCTATGGTCTCTTGATTGTGGCGATCTCATCGAACTGGTCCTGCCGTTTCATTTCATCCATCATGCTCTCGATTCCGTAATTGTAGCGGCGGGTGAGGATTGTGTAGATCCTCTCCCACCTCTTACGATCGAGCAACTCTTTGTTTGTCCGGGGATTGCGCAAAGCTTTCTTTCCAAGACGTTCCTTTTCCTTAACTAACCTGTTGTATAAACTCATATAACTCCAAACCAAACCCCATATACCCACAAGAGGACCTGGTATGCTATCCAGATCTTGATTGGTATTACGAGCAACCAAAATAAACCCCACACCATTACTTGCGCAAATATATGACCATCGCCAATCCCACTACGCAAATAACAGCGAGTGTCAGCGAATAATCGTTAAAAAATTCCATTATTTCCTCACCGCCATGTATTCATAATCGAACCTTCCGTGCTTTTTCTGCACCAACGTGACCAGACTGGCCAGATAGCTGTCATAGACGGCTCTCTGAAGCTTTTCAACCCTCTTTCGGTCCTGAGTCGGTGCGATAGGCTGTATGGAAGGCTCGACCATGTACCCACGGTAGTAGGTGATCTGATCACGCTTCCTGGATTTGCTGATCCAGGTTTGGTATGCCTTTAAACTCATCATGTTCTTGTCCGGTCCTCCGTACCACACTGAGAGGTGGGCCTTATTCTTCTTCGAATAATCGCCTGTCTTCTCATAACTGCGTGTCTCCCTAGCCGAAGCGTCTGTTAAATCTTTTGATAACATTTCTAACTTTCTTTTGTTCGTTTACTGAGTTCTCCAATATCTTTAACACAAATTCAATATCGCTCTTCCCGTATCTGTGGGCCCAGCTGATTGTTGAAATCATGCTTCCGCACATTCCAGGGTAGCACAGCGAAGCTGTCTTCTTTCCCTTGTTGTAGGAATATTGGTTTATGTCTATAAAACTTCTTACGCTCATATTTCCCCCTTAATTAACCTTAGTATAAAGCTAAAGGTATTTTTTGCCTTGTTCCTGTTTGACTCGCACGTAATCTTGATCTCCTTGATCAGGCTTATCAGTTCTCCCTTGCTTAAATTCTCCAGTCTATCATTAATATTCATAGCCCATATTATATGGTAATTGATGGGATAAGTCAAGTAAATAATTATCCCAGGTTTCCGCCATAAATGGGTGTCAAGGTAAAAATCACTTTTTCATTGCGCAATTTATCCACAGGATATATAACTAAATCCTCAACTTCATTTCATCCAGTGGACTCTCCATACTGCCCGTTCGGGCAGGGGGAGTCCTTTTTACAGAGAACATTATGACAACAAGAATCAGAAATATCTGGTATAAATTTAAAAAATGGTTAAAATACCACCCCGAGAAACACTATTTCAGAGGAGAATAATGGTTAAGATATGGCTGTTGCTAATGCTAATGTCTACCCCAAACCAACCATCAGTCAAGTACAACGCAGCAATCTATCCAACGGAAGATGAATGCATACAGGCACGGGAGGGATTTATGGAGACATACGAGGCAAAACCACCGGAATACAAGCTTACTATGAAAACGGAGGCTTTGTGCATACCCTTTGATTCCTTTCCCATAAAGGGAATGGAATCACCTATTGGGGCATGAGAATTATCATTTTACTGTTGGCACTATTTATGGTAGGATGCGACAGCATGTACATGAAACCCCATAAGACATCAGTCACATACGGGCTAGCAGACACAGAAAAAGACAATGGAAAGGATTCTGTCAAGGAATCATTTACGTTAAAACAAGACTTTATTTGGGAGTAGATAATGAACGGACTTAAGATATCATTCGCCGTCGTGGCCTTTGTCCTCGTTCAGGGGATAGGCGTTATATGGTATGTCTCGAAACTCGATTCTCGGGTCGACCAGATGTACAAGAGTTTCGAGGAAGAGAATAAGAAAGAAGTGATTGAGAATCAGGTCAAAATGAAACAAGGAGATTGTCAAGCAAAATCGCTCCATAGAGAAACAGCACAAGGATCTGTTTAAATTCCTGGAACAGCAGCAAGGAATGAACCAGCAGAATGAACAGAAGGGTGGTTACAGCTATGGCGACTAAGGAATGCCCGGCCTGCAACCAAGATCCATGCGTCTGCGACGATAGCTGCGATTCATGCGGCGCGTAAAGCTACTCGATAAGGTTGACTGGGCTGCGGTGATAATTGCCGTGATTGCAATAATGCTTATTGTACATGTTATATTGGGAAAACTGTAATGACTAACGGCAGGCTCGATGTATCGGATAAAACCGCAATCAGCATGCCTATGCGCAACCTTTTGGCCATACTTTCGGCCACAGCGGTCGGCGTCTGGGCCTTCTTCGGTATCCAGTCCAGGCTGAATACGCTGGAGACTCGCAATACTTTAATGGATGCCGATCTCGTGAAAAACACGGAGTTCCGGATCGGATGGCCCAGGGGCGAAATGGGCAGCTTGCCTGCAGATTCTGAGCAGTTCATGCTTATCGAATATATGTCAACCCAATTAGAAAAAATGCAAAAACAAGTTGAGGCAATGATGCACAACGCCGTCAATATTACAAGGCTGCAGCAGGACATGAAAGAAGCCCGTGAGAATATAGAAAAATTAAAAGACAAGCTAAGGGAGACTAACGGTGGTTGAAATTGTTATAGCGCTATTAATGTATATAGGTGTTAATTTGACAGAGCACGTGCCGTATGACTCAATCGGTGACTGCCTGAAAGCAAAGAGACCCGTCACGGCTAAGACAGAAATATGGAAAGAAGACGGAAAAAAACACATCCTCAAAATTATTGAGGACTAACTAAAAGGAAACTAAATGACTATAGGAAAAATTAAATGGTTTAATCCAGCCAAAGGATATGGATTTATTGAACAGGAAGGCAAGGATGTCTTTTTGCACGTATCGGCTTTGGAAAAAGCGGGTATTGACACACTAAAAGAAGGAGAAGAGATAGAATTCGAAATAGGAGATAACAAGGGAAAGGAAAACGCCATTAACATTAAAAAGGTGTAGGTTTTAGGGTGTTTAGTCTTTGCGTGATCCATACCCTTGGATCACTTTCAGCATCGAATAAACGCCGTTCCTCCGACCAGGAGTCAAGAGATTATCGAGGTTCAAACCGTTTAATTCTTTTAGCTCAAAGGATGCTATATCGCTTCTTGTAGAATTGCTGAAGACATCGGCAAGCATGCACACCATCCCCTTGGATATCAACGCAGCTGAATCAGCCGTGAAATAAATTGTATCCTCGTATGTAAAATGGGGTACGAGCCACGTCTGTGACTGGCAGCCTGGAACCTCGAATTCCTTCAGCTTGAACCGCTCCGGCACGATCGCCGAATTCTTTCCGAAGTCCATCAGCCACGTATAACGGTCAATCATCTCATCCATGTCATTGAGCAGGTCCACGTAGGATTTCAGCTTGCTTTGAATGGTGCTTGGAGGATCGACATTTGTAATCTTGCAGTCCCCCAGAATCTTCATTACCTCTTCAGTTTTCATCATAGTCCTCATGCATTGGACAGGGGATAGGCTCCAGCTTTTCCTGCATCTCCTCGGATGGGGTTCTTTCTTCCTTCTGCCTGATGGAATCTCTTAACCCCATAGCAAGTAATTCTTTTTCTTCTCCTCATAAACAAAGTGAGTAGAGCAGTATTCACACATTGCCTTGTCATTATCATCAAAAGTGTACCATACAATAGGATGGTCATCGGCGCAGGAGAATTTCCTAGTATGAATTACTTTAGGTTTAGGTTTCACAACATATTGTTCCGGATTCCAAGGCATCAGAATGAATTAAAATGGTTAGGGTGGTTAATCTGCATGTATGAGACAAATACCATGTACGATACAATGGCAAGAAATAAAATTATAAAAAAATATTTTACCATAGTCCTAAAACAAGCTTGGCATCTTCACTCATCATTTCCTTAGTAAAAGGAGGAGTGTGCGTAAGCTTGACTTTAACTTTTTGAACTCCTTCCACCTTCTTGACGGCTTGTTTGATACTCGCAGAGATCTCATCCGCCATTGGGCAAAACATAGACGTAAGCGTATGAGTAACAGTGACATCCTTATCCTTGATGTCAATATCATAGACCAAACCCAGATCAAAAATGTTGATGGTAGTGATCTCAGGATCATAAACCGTTTTCAGTTGTTCTATTATTTTGTCCTTCATATTTATGTCCCTCCTTGTACCATTTCTTGTTTTTTTTGTTCCACCGTTTGTGCCATGCCCAGCAGCTAAGGGAGCCGCCGTAATGCTCACACAGGGAGTAGAAATAATCTTTAATCTTGTTTATCAAGTTTGCACTCCGGTTGCAGTTTAATGCATGCAATTGTATTTGCGGTGTCGTCAGTCATTACTAGTAGTTCTGGTTCCACACGATGAGGAGGTTCTATATCAAGGAAGTAGGAACATCCTGACAACATGCTAAAGGCTGCAAAGACCAAAATGAATAAAATACCCGGGTATATTATATACCGGGTGACCCTTAAAAGCCACGTACGGGCTTCTATGGCCTTTTTTATTTGGCTGAAAACGGTCGGTTTGTCTTTTGGGTCCCAGACTTCCACTATTTTTCCTTTCCGTTGTCTTTTGGTGGTTTTTTCTCCGGTGGACGTTCTTTCGTCCTTAATTTAGCGTTGAACGCTATAGAGATGCGTTGTCTTGTCGGATGCGGATTGGGAATTACATCATGAAGTAGGTAAGATGGAAACAACAGTATGTCACCGTCATGAGGCTCGTGTCCAATCATATTGGAGTGAGGCATTCCCGGTGCGATCATCCTGTACAGCTGCTCGTGCGTTGCAAATCTAATGACGCCGGTCTTTGATCCCTGCACGTAGTACACTCCTGATACATCGGCATTAGCCATGTAGTGGGAATGAAATAGGTTTGAGGATCCTGGTTCGTTGACATTCGTCCAGTAAACCACGTCGGCATCCACTGAAACCTTCGGCATGAAGTAATCCGTCCACGCCGCAAGTATCATGCTCATTGGCTTGAACAGCTCCTGCTCGCATTTATACTTCTCCGTGCTTCTCCAGCATCCTTCATTGGTTGCGATCATTCCCTTGGGATCCTTTTCCCTCAGTGATGATATCTCATTAAGCAAGAGATTATTAAGATTTTCATAATTATCCCAGCGCTTGTAGAACAAGCGTGTGTCCTGGACTGGAATCTTAGCTATCATGTCTTTTGTATCCATTATTTTTTCCTTATCCTTAGTCCTAAACGGGCGCGCCTCCGGTTTTTTCTCTTATTAGATCCAACCTTTCGCCTCCCCCTGCCGCGTCTCTTTCTCTTCAAGTCCGCCTTGCTCATTTTTCTATGAACGCAGGAGTGTACTCCCCAACGTATGATCCTGCCACATTAAAATCGAAATATTCCACGGCCTCCTCGTGTGTCATGTCCTTCATTAATATTTTTATGCATTTTTTTGTATCATAGGACACAATTCTTTTGTTGAATATGTGAGCCACCCCAATGATTGCTTTATCAAATCCATCAGCGAATAACATTTGTTCATCTTCATATCTTTCTTCAATCTCCTTCCTATTCATTAGTACCTACATATTTTTCCTTATGCTTCTCAGAAATCTCCAAAGAGCATTGCGGACCACATAGAAAATTAATTTGATATTCCAAAAAGGGATACCAAGATTTAGAAAACGAGTACCTCCATTCATTCCCATCAAACCACGTACCGCAGTTAAAGCACTTGAACTCCGGCGCCGTGCCTCCTTTAGGACCTGCTCGAACACTCTTTGCACTATAGTCAACACCTTTCTTAAACCCCACACAGGCCTTCACATTCATCGGCAAACTCCGGATCAAATGTTTCCCCAAACAAGTCGCGTTGTTTCTTTGGTTCCTGGAAATCTATGCTTCGGAGTGGTACAGCCTTCTTATGCAAAAACAGTTCCGCTTCCGTGTTCTTCAGTCCGTGCCTTATCT